GCTGACGCCTTGCGCTTCGCCGCGCCATGCGCCGGAAAGCCGACGATAGTTTTGCGGTCGCGCCGCTGGCAAAGCTGGCAAGTCGCGCAAGATACGTCGGAACGATACGTCGCGGGACACGTCACGACGTTTCGCCCGCCAGGCGTGCTAGTGTTGCGCTTGGAATGGTCGGCGGGGAGAACGACGACGACTGGCGCGATATCCAGATCGGCTAATTCGTCGGCGTGTTCCAAATTGTTTGCCGATAGATTGACCGTAAAGCCGTCGCGGTTCGCGGCTTCGATCACGGCGGCATTCGTCGGCCCGCGTGTCGCGTCATAATGTGTGTAAGTGAAGCCGCGCTTGCCTTTGTTGGCCGCGACAAGTTTTGACATTGCGACAATATCAATATGCACGCCGTCGCCGGGCAAGTCGCCGGCCTGGCTATGACGCCAAAATTGACCGTCGGGAAGATCGGCGACTTGCTCGCAAAAGGTATCCCAGTCGGTTCCGGCTTCGCCAGTGTCGACCTTGTCCCAGAATAAGGCGAGCGGCCCGAGCGCGGCATAGCAACCGTTATTTTTAAACGGGCAATCGGTCGGGCATGAGTTGCGGCTGGTAGTGCTAACCGGCACCGGGCCGACTTTCTTGTTGCGTGATCGTAAGGTAAGGTGTGCGGTAGTCATAATCGAAACCCCTTTCGTTTCGGTTGTGATTAGCGCCCGTCGACGTTGCCGCGTCGGCGGGTGCGATTGTTAATGCCAAGTTTCAGATCGTGCGATGTGTTCGGCAATTTCGATTTCACCTGCGACGTCGACCGGATCGATGCCGATAGCGCGCAATCGCTTGTGAGCTTGTGCGCGGGTTATGACGCCGCACGTAAGCTCGCTTTCAATTTGGTTGAATGTGTCAGACATTTTTCGCCTTTCGGTTAATTGTCGATATTAGTTATATAACAATATGTGATACTATACGCAACCGCAATATTACAATGACGGTCACGCATGTTATTTTATTCCGGCCAACCGTTCGAAAATTGGTTATTTATTTATAAAATGAGGGCGATATGACGACGCAAAGACGCGGAGGCGGAAAGCCGCGCAAGTTTACGCAAACAATCAAAAACGAATTCATAAAGGAAATGGCGTCGGGCAAAACCGCGTTATCAATTTGTGAGAAGCATAACGTGTCGCGGCAAGGTTTATGGCAAGCGCGCCAAGATGATCCGACATTTGATGTCGAATTTGAGCAAGCCGCCTGTAACGGAATCATGGCGTTCCTTGATGACGCGCGGAGGGCAATGGAAACGGCCGAGGGCCGCGACGAAATATTGAAACACAAAGAGCTTCTGCGGCACGCTGAATGGTTAGCGGAAAAACGATTGGCAATCTTCCAGCCGGCCACGCGCGCTGAAGTTAAAATTGACGGTCCAATGGTCGTCGGCTGGAACACGATTGAAGGTACGGCGAACATTTTATCAGACGATCAAGTGGACGTTCGCGCGCGAACATTGACTAACGAAAACCGCGCCGCGTTGCCGCCCGCCGAATGATCCGCAATAAATCTTGCGATCGGTTGCCATAACATATTGAAAAGATTGCGTTTCCGTCAGGTTCCTGACCTGATTGCGGCATATTATTGCGGCGAACGCGGCGACGGTAGGGGGTGGTCGACCAGGGGTACCCCCGGCGCGGCGCGCGCCACCACATCTGGTCCCATGCTGGAGCCGACTGCGACGAGTTTTTGAAAGTTAGCTTGGCGGTCCCCGCACTCCCGTCGAGCGGCGGGGCGGTGTTCCTCTCGCCGCCCCGCTACCAGAGGTATGATGGCAAAAGCATCACCGCGAACCGTACAGAATATCACAATTCCGTACACTCCGCGTCCGTTACAAATGGAGTTCCACGAAGCCGCGAAGCGCTTCAACGTCGCGGTCTGCCACCGCCGGTTCGGCAAAACCGTCATGGCGATCAACCATCTGCTTCGCGACATCCTTCTCTGCCCCCATCCACGCGCACAGGGGGCATACATCGCGCCGACCTACACGGCAGCGAAACGAATTGCGTGGGCGTATTTACGCGAGTATGCGGGCGTCATACCGGGCGTGAAGTTCAACGAGGCCGAGCTTCGCTGCGACCTACCGGACGACCGGCGGATATATTTGTTAGGAGGTGATAGCGCGGATGCGCTGCGGGGCTTGTTCCTCGACAGCGTCGTCCTTGACGAATACGCGGATATGAACAGCCGCCTCTATCCAGAGGTCATACGCCCTGCCCTTGCGGACAGACTGGGCAAGTGCCTCTGGATTGGAACGCCTCGCGGCGACAATCAGTTCAAGGAGATATACGACCACGCCTTGGAACAGCAGGGCGAGGGCAGCGAGGATTGGTTCACGATGCGCTTCAAGGCATCGGAGACCGGCATCCTGCGTGAAGCTGAACTTGAGGCCGCTCGTCAGACGATGGACGAAAGCCAGTATCAGCAGGAGTTTGAATGTAGTTGGTCAGCCGCATTGGTCGGCAGCTACTACGGTGCGGCGTTAGACTTAGCGGAGACCGACAATCGGATAACGAGCGTTCCGTTCGATCCGAATCTCAAGGTATCGGTCAGCTTCGACTTAGGCGTTGCAGACAGCACAGCAATCTGGTTCAGCCAGGAGTATCAAAGAACGGGCGAAGTCAGGCTGATCGATTACTACGAAGCCAGCGGCGAGGGGCTGCATCACTATGTGCGGGAGTTAAACAACCGCCCTTATCATTATGAGCGGTTCTACTTCCCGCACGACATCATGGTCCGTGAGTTGGGCAGCGGCAGCAGCCGGTATGAAATGTTGCTGGGGTTGGGCGTTCGCCCGACTGTAGTTGCGAAGCTGAAGGTACAGGACGGCATCGAGGCGGTGCGCGGTTTGCTGCCGCGTTGCTGGTTTGACCGCAAGCGTTGCGCGCAGGGTCTAAAGTATTTGCGGGCGTATCACCGTGCATGGGATGCCCGCAAGAATGACTGGCGGGATCGTCCTAATCACGATCACAGCAGCCACGCTGCGGATAGTTTCAGATATTTGGCGGTTGGCCTGCGCGATGCGGATGAGGACGAGAGCATCAAGATGATGTCTCGCACGCAACGTATGGGCGACGGGCGTCCGGTAATTATGACGGATTATGCCGACAGCTTCGCTTGAGCCGGTCACATATGCTGACGCTGCTTACATCTCGCGAAAGCTTCGGGAATGGGACGCGAAAGAAATCCTGCCGCTGGTACGCGGTGGCGCGGAGGACTTGGCGCTTCTGGCATCGGCAAGTCACTACGGCCGTGCAGCGCTGTATGACGATGAGCCGGTAGCGGTCTTCGGTGCAACGGAGACGGTGCCAGCAGTATGGCAAGTGTTCATGTTCGCGACGGACAAATGGCCGAAGGTGGCTTTGTCCGTCACGCGACATATCAGGAAAGTGATGATTCCGATCTTGTACGACGCTGGTGCGAACCGCGCCGAGTGTCGGTCACATGCAGATTACAAGTGGGCGCATCGTTGGTTGCAGACCTTGGGCGCTCGTCAGGAAGCAGAGTTCAAAGAGTATGGGCCGCAGCGTGAGACGTATCTTCTCTTCGCTTGGCGCAGATCGTTTTATGAGGATTGACCATGTGTATTTTACCCAGTCCACCAAGCCCCCCGCCCCCACCGCCATTGCCGCCGCCCCCACCGCCCCCTCCCACGCGGGATGATCCGGAAGTGAACGCGGCAGCGGAAGCAGCGCGCCGTCGGCGTCGGTTAGCGCGCGGCCGTGCGTCAACATTGCTGACCGGCGGTCAGGGTGTGACGGAAGAGGCGAACGTCGGACAGAAAACATTGCTGGGTCAGTAATGGTCAGCAAAGCAAAGATGGCGTGTAACAAGCCGAGGCGCACGCCGGGTGCCAGCAAGAAGTTTGTTGTGAAAGCCTGCCAGGGCGGCACCGAAAAACTCATTCGTTATGGCGATCCGAATATGAAGATTCGGAAGAGCAACCCGAAGGCACGCAAGAGCTTCCGGGCGCGGCACAAGTGCGACACTGCGGCGACGAAGAAGAACAAGTTGTCTGCACGTTACTGGTCTTGTCGGAATTGGTGATATGGCGAAACGCCCCGGTCTTTACGCAAACATTCACGCAAAGCGCAAACGGATTAAAGCAGGGTCCGGTGAGCGTATGAGGAAGCCTGGAAGCAAAGGCGCTCCTACTGCGAAGGCGTTTAAACAGTCAGCTAAGACAGCAAAGAAGCGGAGATAGAGATGCCAAAGGGCAAGGGTACTTACGGCAGCAAAGTTGGCCGTCCACCGAAAAAAATGAACAAGAAGCTCAAAAAGAAAAAGAAGTAGATGTGTACGCCCGAAGCATATCAACAGGTAACGAGCGGCATGATGCGCCCGCAGAGCGCGGGTAAGAAGCCGCCGCAATCATCCTTGGGCGCGCGACTGGATCAGGCGCAGCGTTCCGCCATGTCGACTTCGGGCGGCGGAACGTACCAAGGTCGCACCATCATGCAGGGTGTTCCTCGCAACACAGATGTCGCTGCGATCCGGCAGACGACGATGCTGGGGGTTTAATGAACTTTCAAGATACGGACGCGATCTTCAAACGCTATGAGCGGATGAAGAGCAATCGCGGCACATGGGAATCGCATTGGGAAGAGATAGCGGAACGAGTGTTGCCCCGGTCAGCAGAGTTTACTGGCGACCGCACGGCTGGCGACAAAAGAACCCAGAAAGTATTCGATGCCACAAGCGCGCTTGCATTGGAGCGTTTTGCCGCTGCCGTCGAAAGTTTGCTGACGCCGCGCGGTGCAAAGTGGCACACGCTCAGAGCGAGCGACATGGACCTGAACCAGATTCCCGAGGTGGCTGGTTACTTTGATGCTGTAGAGAATATCCTGTTCCATTACCGCTACGCCCCGCGCAGTAACTTCTCATCGCAGATGCATGAGAGCTACATGTCGCTGGGGGCGTTCGGCACGGGTGGCGTCTACATAGATGAGATGGCGACGGAAGGTTTCCGCTATCGCTCTGTGCATCTTGCCGACATGTATATTGCGGAGAACGAACACGGCATCATCGATACTGTTTATCGGCGCATGAACTGCACCGCGCGTCAGGCGGTTATGATGTTCCCTGACGGCAACTTCTCGAAGGAGTTGACGGACAAGGCAGACGACAATCCTGATGAGCGTGTGGAGTTGATCCACGTTGTCGCGCCCCGCAGCGACCGTGATGCATCTAAGCGTACCCGCGAGAACATGGAGTTCGGCAGCGGGTACTATGAGGTAAGGACAAAGTCGCTGATCCAGGAGGGAGGGTTTACCAACTTCCCCTATGTGATTAGCCGCTACGTTACGACATCCCGTGAGGTATACGGCCGCTCGCCAGCCATGCTGGTCTTGCCAGACATCAAAATGTTGAACCAGATGTCGCGTGTGACGATCCGCGCGGGTGAGAAGGTTGTCGATCCGCCCCTGTTGATTGCGGACGACGGCGTCATCCTGCCGGTCAATACGCGTGCAGGCGGTGCGACGTTTGCACGATTGGACGGACGGCAGCAGCCGCCGATCCAGCCGTTGAACACGGGCGGTCGTCCTGACATTGGCGAGGAGATGATGGAACGGCGGCGTCGCACGATCAACGACGCGTTCCTCGTCACGCTGTTCCAGATACTGGTCGACAGTCCACAAATGACGGCGACCGAAGTGTTGCAGCGCGCCCAGGAGAAGGGTGCCTTGTTAGCGCCTACCGTTGGTCGCCAACAGTC